GTGTGAGACAGGTCAAGTCCGTCTGGAGGATCGCATTGTCAACCTCTGCTGGAATTCGCTCAAGGAGGATGCTATCGATGTGGTGTGCATCCAGATAGATGACCTTGCTATGGAGGTTATAGGCTGGATGCGTCACCATCCCTCCGGTCACTATCCGCAGACTCTGTGGCCGAATGTGATTGCGAAGCTTGCAATTAAGCCCGAGATCCGTAACTTCAACGGTGACCCGACTAAGGTCCGTGCGTTCTTTGTCGTGGGGATGCTCCGGAGTCTCATCGACAAACTCATTTATGAACCGACGTTCAAGATGACGTATGACCGAGGCCCAATGATGGTGGGTTTCCAGAAGGACAATAACGGCATGGAGGAGCTGTTCCACGAGATGAAAGGTGATGAGCCTGGGTGGATATACATGAGCACTGATTTCTCGAAGTTTGATCAGAGCTTGATGGCGTCTATGCTGACCATAGTCTTCATGATCCCCCTGTTCTTTTATGGGGGCTTTGAGGATGAGGGCGCGGTTACTCGATTCCGCATGGTGCAAGAGATGATGATTTGGGCGGCCGACAGCATCGCTTGCTCTTTGGTCAAGTGGACGGGTGGCAGCGCTCGTCTTATCATTGGGGTGATGTTCTCGGGTCTCTTCGGTACCAGTTGGGGTGACACTACATATGCAATCCTTGTTAGATGGTGCTTCGAGTACTGGACGTTTGACCGGCTTTGCCGGAATGGCGAGCGTGCCCGGGCGGAGCACTGGCGTGATACTGTGCAGCCATTCAAGCAGTACGGCGACGATTGCCTTATGGCTTTCCGGGAGGAATTTTGGGATCTAGTTTGTGGCGGGGTTTTGCCTCGCTGTGGCTCGTTCGCTAAACCCCCCCCTGACGCGTACCCCCGTGTGATCTGCGACTTCTATCAGGATGCGTTTGGGATCACGTTCAAACCCAGCGAAACCTTTGTCTACGCCGGCAAGGAGCCCCTGCTGACATTTGTCAAGGTCCACAGGTATGATGTCTTCTTCACGGACAGCGAAGACACCTATTGTCCCCATGGGTGTGTGCGCTATGTTGACCCTGCCCTTGCCCACATGGGACAGCGCACGATGGCAATTCACCGTGTTGAACGCCAGGGCCCCGCGATCCTCCAGCGTTGTTTTGTTCGTGTCAAGCGTGCCGGCAAGTGGCGGATCACGTATTGGCGGAAAGCGTTGGACTACTACAGCCGGTCGGCGAGATCCGCCTCAGAAAACGCATCTCTTGCGGGCTCCGAAGATTTCAGGCAGGCGGTCTATGTGCTCAAGTGGCGTGGAATGGCGTATGATGTTGGTTGCAACACAGAAGCTTATGGCTACCTCCGGTTTATTCATGACTTCCTATGCCATGCTAACCCCAAGATTCAGTCAGGCATGCAGCTGTGCCACGATTTGGTAGAATCCTCGTTGGAAGGCGTACTTGGTCTGAACCGCACCGCCGCAGAAAAGGCGTTTGTCCGTAGCCTAGGCGACGTGGTGGAGAAGGCATACCTTCATGGCATTCAGCGCTTGGACATCTTTGGTCGCTTCCCCGATTTCGAGGAGATCTATAGTCACCTGTTTGACGACGTCCTTCGCTCTGATGAGACCTTCGACTACGCGAAGGGTAATGCAGAGGAACGTTCCCGTGACAGGTATCGCATCCGTGAGTTTTGGGAGATCTGGACACGTTACCACCCGCTGTGCAAGCGCCCGATAATGGGGCCGCAGGAGTATGACAACTTCCTCGATGACCTGTGAGCCTGACGTGGTTCACTACGATTGGGGTTTTACCTGGTGCAGGTTTCCCCCCCC